AAATCACGTTTTTTGTGACGGCTATCACATCGCCCCGGTCGCAAATGTGCCTACCGATTATTCAATTGAACTTCATCGGGGGAGAAAAATGCTCAAGTCCATCTCATTGATGCTGGCAATCGCGACGCTGGGGTGCTTTTCGGTAGCAATCTGGGCAAAGCCAATTACTTTGACAACGACCGCAAAAGACGCGCAATGCAATCAAAACGTCTGCACAACAAAATGCGATGCCAAGAATGAAAAGTGCTCAATCACCTGCGAGGATAAGGCGGCAGGTAACAACTGCGGAAAAACTTTTAAACACGTCACCCCGTTTGGGGTGTTGGAAGTGATGCCCAAGCGAGGGACGCCTTGAGCCAATCTCAACGACCAATTCCATACAAGATCGCGTCCTCAGGCCGCGCCACCAAACGCCTCAAACTTAATCGTGACGCCAAAGCATATGCAGTAAGGCCAACCGACTTCATAGATTCTTTCAGCAAAACTTCGCCGAGGTGTAGTGGTGACAAGGCCATCGCGCTTGCTCCGTAAAATTGTCGCGAAAGCTACAGATCAAACGTATCATGAACTGATAACCAAATTCACTAAAACGGCTGTGATTGAAATGTCCGCTACGCCCACAAGCAGAGCCCGCATTTCTGGCTTCATGTGGAGATAATAGAGAGGGACCGCGGAATGCCATCCCTCCGGTCCCTCTTGCGGCCCGGAAAGTGGGCTAACCGGGCCGCTACTTGAAGCCAATCGTCAACGAGAGGCGATGTCCCCAAACTACATTGTCTTAATAAGGCGCTTTGCCCCAACCGAATCTGTAGTTCACGCCGACCAGGACAGTAGCCGCTTTCGCATGGGTGTTGAAGAAACAACCATTCACACAGACCACGTTGCCAAATACAGTACGATCGTTATTGCCGAAGTCCATGTAGTTGCCTTCCAGGAACGCCGACCAGCCCCGCGCGAACATCCATTCAACGCCACCACCGGCCGTCCAGCCTGTTCTGGTCCTATCGAAGCTACCTAAGTCAAAACCATTAAAGGTTATGTCTGCACTGTTCTTAGCCCAGGCCACGCCGCCCTGACCGTAGAGCAACCAGGAAGGTGCAAACGCATAGCCGATGCGGCCCGTCAGGGTGTCGAACCAACGATTGTGGAAGTCAGCCGTGCCAGTGTTACCGAACTGATCGACGAAAGTTCGACTCCTACTCAGGCTTGTCCCATCAAACATATTGCGGATGCCAATCACCCATCCGCCGGCGAATTGATAATCGCAGCCAATCTGACCGCCGCCAGCAAAGCCAGAATTGTTTCTAGAGACTTCCACAAAGTTGAAAGTCGCATCGCCTTGGCTAAATATCCCGCCGATGTTGGCGCCGATGTAACATCCGGTCCAAGTAATTGGCGGCGGTGGCGGCGGCACGTAGGCCGGAGGAGCTTTTCTTGGCAGGTCAGCGGCCGGGGCCTGCGTAACGACGAGCCCGAACGCCGCTGCAGCGAGCAGCCCTACAGCATGTCTTCGCATAACGGTTCTCCAGTTCTGCCATTCTGGCAGATACGGCAAAATAAGTTTGTTTCATTATAGGCCGACCGTCTGTGGCGATATTAAAGCACTCGTAAGATTCGAAATTTTCCAGCCAGACGTGTCTCAAATATCACAATGTTCCAAAAACGACCCGCGTCCCTTCGAGAAAAAGGTACGCGGGTAAGTAAAAGCAAGATCATATGATGCACAACTTATATACAGCGAACAGCCCGAGCACGCAACCGAGACACGACGCATCTCCGTAACGACGACATAGCCTGTCGTCGTGCTGGTGCTGATAAAGTTTAGCTGCTGCCCCGGTGTCGTGCAGAAATATTCAGGAAGATTCGCCGGTAAAAATATCGCGGAGCTGTTCGCTGTGACAGTCGCGGTTGTATCGACTGTGGCCCAGATGCCGCCCGCGAAGTTATGCACGATGCGCACTTGTCGGGTCTGACTGCCGAATGTTGTCGTGGATTGCGATGCGTTAGTTTGTGCCGTCGCGACTTGAGTGACTATAGACCGGCCAATCTTACTTGCCGGTTGCGCTTTCCATGTCTGTGACATTTTCTAAATTTCCTTGTTGTTTAACTACAATCAGCGCACCGATTTAGTGCGCCGAGTTCTCTCGCTAAAATTCGAGCAAGAAGGTCGGGCGGATGGCCGCCGATTTGTGTGCATTTTTGGCCGTTGGCTGCCCTAACACAAACCATGTTTTCGACCACGGCCCAGGAGTAGTTTCCCTCAGTGCCTTGGCAGTTGTGCCATACGGTTAAATTGCGTTTTGCCATTAAAACCATCCAGTCTTGGGATATTCGATTTTGCGACGGAAGTTGTGATAGGCGCGGGAGGTTTGGGCGAATCTAAGCATCATCAGCGCATAACGAGTCGCAGCCATCAGGTCGTCGCCTTCCTTCACGACTTTGCCGTCTTTGCGGTGATAAAGGCGGAACTCTTCAAACCAATCGTTTAGGTGTTTGAACACTTTGAAGCGCCCCGACTCCATTCGTTGCAGCATGTCCATCAAGCCAGCCTCGACGGAAACTGATTTTTGCCCGGTGCCTTCGAGGTAGTGTGCGAACTCATGCAGCATGTTTAATCCCTGAGCTTCGTATTGCTTCGAGAGCGCGATGCCAGCGCCTTCAAGCGTCTCGCGGTTCCCGTCACGCGGCCACGCCCAGCGCAGTTCTTTGCCCCAGGTCCTCAGCGTTGCCGCGTGAATGATTGGGCTGGCTTCTCTCAGCCGATGCGTCCGGCTAACGTAGACAGTGTCCGAATCGCGATCCCATACCAGCTCGACAGCCGCGAACGGGTGATCCCAGCCGAAGTCCATGCCGCCGATACGCGGCCAGTGCGACGGGAAGTCGCGGTGCTCAATGGATATGCCCCCTTCGGGAACGGGGAAGACGCGACCCGATCCCAATACAGGGATTCCTTTGGTGCGGGCTTCCAGCTCATGTTTCGGATAGCTCGCGATAATCGTTTTTTTCTCATGGTCGCTATAATGCTCAACGTCATCGATTGTCATAACTACCTTATGACGGTCGTCGCTCTTCTCGTGAAGGAAACGCTTGACCACCGTTGAGACGCCTTGCAGGGGGGGGTGAAGGTTACAAACACCGGCCCAGCGCCAACGTTGGTTCTGGTTAGTGTTTCTGTGAAAATATCTGCCGGTGGCTCTTCATCGAGCCAAGCATAGTCAAGCGTCTCGCCCTGAAACTTCTCACGACCGGAAGCGTAGGTCTTGAGTCCGATGATAGAGACGCCACCCGAGACATGATTGACCCGGATGGTGTCTAGCAAGTCGGGAATGCCACGCGCCGATATCAGTTCGGCAATGGCATCCTTTGGGATTGCGCCTGTGCCTTCCTGTCCTGTGCGTCCGACTAAAACCTTTTGGACAGTGTCCCAGACAACCTCGCCCGTGACACCGCACGCCCAGCCCACGGTGGGTCTGTCGAAGCGACGACCTTGCCACCAATCGGGATACCGGCCCGTCGCGTGCATTGCGACCTCGAAACCGCCCGCAAGTGTCTTCCCCAATTGATTCCCTGCCATGAGCAAGTGCTCACGGTGCTTGACTCCAGCGGAGTGAAATTCACGTTGTTTCGGGTACGGAGAGTAATAGCGGAGCCGATCTTCCGTCTGCCTCCGCGTCTGTTCGGCTTTCAATGCTTCGAGTACGCTGCTCAAGTTGGAGTCTGACGTATTCGATAAATCCTGTAAGTTCTGTGTCATCAATGCTTTCTAGTGTGCTGTGGGAAATTTCCAATTCTTTCGGCATCAAACCGGCTACAATCTTCACATACTCGGCGGGACGTTCAATCCTGCAAATTCGGATTGCCTCTTCACCGTGCTCTGCAAAATCTTTTTGTAAAGCCTCGAGGAAGGTGTGGGACAACCGATTACGAACGCCTCGGGCGCGGCCTCCCGTTTTGGGCTGTCCAGGTTGAAACAGTGCCATCGTCTACCTCAATGCAGTTTGTAATCGGCCAGATAGATGACGTTCGTTTCCGGCTCCGGCTCTGCTGCCGCACGTTGCTCCGGCGTCCAATCGAAGACCGGGCCCAGGATGCCCCAGACAACAGGGGCGGGGATTTTCTCGTCGTTGTCATCCATGGCCGTCCTCTTTTTCCATAATCTGCAATGCGCAGCGGCAGTGACAGATGCCACGGTCGACCCAGTTCACAGCGCAGGTGTTGAGCCGCAACCAATCACGGGGCAGCTGGCGGCCCTCTTCGGACGCCTTCAACTCGTCTACCTTCGACTCGACAAATGTTTCGGCGGCGTGCCGCGCTGCCAGTATTTTGTCGGCCAGCGAATGTTGCGAGGATGAAAGTACTTTTGCTTTCGCCATTGGATCATTCCTTCGACGTGACCGGCCCTGCAAAGCCATCGTTGACCTTCCGTCGTTGCCGGGGCTCGGTATTCGATTTAACTCCACGTCGTTCTGGCTGTAGGGACCAATTCCGTCGAGGTATCCATCACGCTTTTTTGCCACTTTCAATTTCCTTTGGTTGTTCGGCAGGCTTTGTTTCGGCGTCTGCCTGTAGCCGTAGTAGTTTCCGTAGGTCCGCAGTTTCGTTGTGCATTCTGCGCAAGTTGGTTTCACGATCCTGCTCTCTGCGAGCGACCACGACCTGGACTTCCACGGGTAGCTCGGTAAAAAGTTGCCTCTCGTCCCTGGTCCACGAACGCGGTGCTTCGATTGTCGAAGCCGACGAGACGGCCCGGACAACTGGCGTTGCTATGGGGTTTCCGAGCGAGGCGGCATTGTGAAGCGCTTCAATCGCGGACAGCGTTGCACTTATCTTTTCTTTCGGCACCCCGAGGTCTTTCTGCCACTGCGCAAAGGCAGCAACGGTGCAGGGCCTTGCTGGCAAACTTCTTACTCGCTGCGCTTCAGCCCATTGCAGAAATGGAGTTAGACACCGCTGCGCCTCAGGAGAAATCTGCGGTGGCGGGGGAAAGTATTGAGCGAGTGCCGCTTCGTTAGCATCGACCTCTCGCGAATTGAGGTCAGATAAAGCCTGCGCGAGCGCTGCCATTATCGACCAGCCTTCAATAATGCCTCGTGGGTGTATGACAGCCTTCGGCGCAGATCGACAAGCTGCGAGCGCTGGCGCAATGAGCCGCCATCCTCGCGGGAAATCTGCGCGTCAATCTGGTTGATGGCATCCATCCGCGACTGAGGCGAATGCAACACTCCCTTGATCTGCTGAACCGTGCAGAACGTGTTGTGGTCTATGTCGGCGCTCGGGGAGTGGCCATCAATGTTCGCTTGGTGACGGATTGCGGGATGTGGGTCACTTTTACTCATCATTCATTCTCCTATTTTGCTGTGCAATTGGGTGAGAACGTGAAGCAGATCATCGCTCTCCGGGCGTTCGAGTGTGGCGGCAAAACGGTCGAGAAAATCCTTCCGCCAACCGGGCGACTCCTGTGCGAACCTGTCGGTGAAGGCCGCTAAATCCTCTCGCTCGGTCATCTGTTTGCCCTTCTGGCTTGGAGCAATTTCGCTGCATTCTCGACTGACGGTTCAGCCCGGAAGCGATTGAGCGCGGAAGTAACTCCGTCATCGCTGCGAGGCTGGCTCACGCCAGGGCGCTGCACCGGGGGCACACTGCGGTCCACTTTGTTGACGACTTCACGTTGCGCCATGCGATACTTCGCAGCGTCTAGCATCATCGACTGGAAGGCAGCTGAACGAAGGGCGGGGTTTGTTTGCAGTGCCTGAAAAAGCTCCTGCCTCGACACACCATAGTCCTGCTCGATTATCGAAGGCAGGGCCTGCTTAATTCTCTGCATCGACTCGGGCGTCTCTTTAGCGGCCACTTGCTGATCGAAGATTTTGTCCTGCTGCTCTTGCCAATTTTTCAGGTTCTGCGCCCGAACTTGCTCGCGGGCTTGCTCAGCCTGAAGGTGTGCGTTGTAGAGGCCTGTTGCCCGCGTTGGGGGTCGATCCGGGATATGGTTGCAATCGCCGTTTGCAGTTGACTACTTTCGACACCGGCCAATTCGGGGAAGTTGGCGAACAAACTTGCCCCGGCTAATTGGGCGGCAGCTCTCGCACTTTGGGCGTAATGCTGGCGGTGGGCTTCTACAGTTTGCAGTTCAGCCTCAAGAGCCTGCCGGACGGCTGGGTGGGCTTCGAGCACCTGACGGATTTCGGCGTTCGGGTCCTGCGGTTGCTCGGCAGCCTGCTGCTGCGTCGTCTGCTCGGGTTGCTGTGGTTGCTCTGGTTGCGGGTTGTGATAATCGGCCCTCACTTGATCGATGACAGATGCGACGTGGTTGGGGTCGGGCTGTTGCAAGCCGTGCTCAAATTCTCGAATTGATTTCAGGTCGTCTGCCGCTCTTTCTGCCGTGACGGTTTCATTTGGTGGAATTGGCGTGCCATCATTCAAGCGCACATAATTGCGCCTTACGGTGCCAGTTTCATCGAGATCGGCCCGTGGCGGGGGCGTGGCTGCCTCGCGGGCCTTGGTCAGATCGGCGGCGGCATCACGCGCCGCGTCCTCGCCGTGGTACTCTTTCTTCTTTTGTTCTGAACTGACGTTCTCCGGCATTTCCACATAGGGCTGGTCGGGTGCCCGGTCGGCATCGTCGGTTGGCGGGTTAATTAGGCTTTCGGCGCTGCTCATGGGTTATGATTTTCCTGTTTGTGGTTGGTGGTGGCCTAGATGACCGGCGGATTGGGATTTTCGGCTGGACGCACCAGGGCGGCCTCGCTGGGCGCATCGACTTTCACCGCGCCGATCTCGGTGTCGCGGACGTAGCTGAGCGACTGAGGATCGAGCATCGGCGCGTCAGCCCTGCGGCGTTCGCCACCGAGCAAGTTGAGCGGGATGCTGAATTTTGCTGGCTTCGGTTCGGTCGGATTCTCGACTGCTTCCTGTGCGATGCGCTTGGCGGTCGCTAGGTCGATCACGCAACCCCATGCTCGCCATTGATTGCCACGCAAGCGCACACGGATGCGCCAATCGTGATTGTCCATGCCAGCGTCGAAAACGTAGGCCAGTGCTTTCGGGTAGTGGTAACCGCCCCATTGGCCGTGGGACGCCTCTATGCGGAGCTGGGTGGCATCAGGATCGACCAGCCGCCAAGTGACGGCGTTGACCTCCTGCCATTCCAGCTTTCGAGCCGGTTTTATTTCAGGCCGTTTTGCCTCCAAAGAGGCTCAGGCGTGCACTCGTACTGAAAACAGGGGTGCCGGTTACGACCGGCTGGCCTTAGTCGCTAGGCGTGAGCCGGTTGAACGCTCGCGAGGAGGTCGAATATCTGGTTAGGGTCTGGCTCAGTCGGGTCGTAATCAATGCCGACAAGAACCGTCTCAAGAATGTCGGAAGTCTCAGGGCTCACCACCTCATCAGCAATGAGGTCCCGTATGAGATTCCCCGCCCGTTGTAGGGTGTGTTCGCCCACCGCCTCGCCAAGCGCGAGGAAGACGGCAATCATTGCGTAAATTACGGGGTTGCTATCCATTGTAGTATTGTGTCCCAATAAAAGGCGCGAGATTCCTTCGAGCTTTACTTGAATAACTGTTTTTTAACTTCATGCATTACTTGAATACTGTTTGACGTGAAACAAAGCTGCGGTGCCGTTTTTGCAAAGGCCTGTAAGCCATTGACAGGCTTCCACTCGCAAGTCTTCGATGCGGTGGTCGCTGGCTATCGTTCACCCGATATATGACGGGCGGGGGGTCGAAGGTTTCCTAACATTACAAAGAATTTAATTTTGGACCTCGCCACGGCGGATGAGTTCGGCCCT